CGTTACAGATAGTGTAACAGATAGTAATAATAATGGTTTTGTTACAATAACTAATCATGGTTTATCTACAGGTGATAGAGTTACATATAGTGCAGGTGGAGGTACAAAATTAGGAGGTCTTGTAGATGGTCAAGATTATTTTGTATATGTAAAAGATGCTAATAATTTTGAATTTGCAAAAACATACGAACAAGCAATAGATAGAACAATAGTACAAATACAAGATGGTGTTGGTGCTAATCATTCTGTAAAAGCACAAGCACAAGTAAAATCAGTATCTACAATATCAGAAGCTAGTGAAAACCAAACTTACATTGTAGTTAGACGTAGAATAAACGGTAACATTGTACAATATGTAGAATATTTAGATGATTTGTTAAAAGTAGATAGTGGTTTAGCAGGTACAGTAAATGGTTCTAGTACAAGTATTACAGGTTTAGATCATTTAGAAGGTGAAGAAGTACAAATACTTATAGGTGATGCTGTATTTCCTAATCAAACAGTAACAAATGGTGCTATATCTGTTAGTCTAAATAGTGCAACAGGTTTTAAAAGTATTGAAATAGGTCTTGCATATACATCTAAAATTAAGACTATGAGAATTGAAGCAGGTGCAAACGCTGGTACTGCACAAGGAAGAAAAAAAAGGTATAATGAAGTTATGGTAAGATTACATAAAACTATTGGTATTAAGATAAATGGCGATCAATTACCATTTAGAACATCATCTATGCATATGGGCCAGAATATACCAGAATTTACTGGCGATAAACGTGTAACTAATTTAGGATGGGATAGAGATGGACAAATAGAAATTTTACAAGAACAACCATTACCAATGACGGTCTTGGGTATAACAGGAACTTTGGTAACAAGTGATTAGGAAGGATATATAATATGGCGTGGTTTGTACCAGCAATGATGGCGGCTTCAACTGCTATGACTATTATGGGGCATAGACAGAATATAAAAAACATGAAGGCCAACGCCGCATGGAAAAGATACGAGAATACATTACAGCTTGAATACGAAAAACAAAAACTGTTTAAAAAACAAGCAAAATTATTTAGTGAAAAAAGAGCAAGAGTAGGTGCTAGTGGTATACAATTTACAGGTTCACCATTACTAACTGCAAAAGCTGATTTAGAAGAATTTGAAAATGATTTGTTTTTTTTAGAGAAAGGAGTGTTTGTTAAGAATGCGGCCATGAATGCAGAACTTACTGGTATGATAGCTAGTGAAACATATAAAATGGGTTCTACGTTATTACAGGCAGGTGTTAGTTATGATACTTACAAAACTAACAAGAAAATAGCTGAAAAAGGTCTATAATAACAAATGTATAAAGTAAAGGTATGGGATATGGACACGTTAATATTTGAAGGATACAGTAAAAAAATACCAAAAGAAGGACAAAACTTTGAAGCGTGGACAGTTAGTAAAAATGCTAATGGATCTGTTGTAAAAGCAGAATACAACCCAGCAAGATATAGGATAACATATGAAGATACCAAGGTATAGTGGAACAGATGTAAATATTAATAGTGGTAGATCTTTAACTACAGGGATTGGTACTAGCCAAGGTCTTGTAGAAATAGGTAAAACTGCTCTTAATGCAGTAACACAATACGCAGAAGCTAAAAACAACTATAACAGCAAAATGCGTAGATTAGAAATAAATACTAACGTATCTTTATCTAACACACAATTTAGTGGTAGCAACCAAGCATATGTTGATAGTTTAAGAAGTAGAGATGATTATTTAACGCCAGATAATTGGTTAAATGATTATGAAAAACAATTTAAACAACAAGAATTAGAATATAAAAAACAGTTAGATGAACAAACATTTAAAGAGTTTAGTCCATTGTTTTATGAAAGTTATTTTACAACTAAATCTGCTATTGTTAATAAAATTGCAGATCAAAAAGTTATAAATGCACAAATAGCATTACATGGTGAACAAGATCTTTATAAAAGTAAAATAGAAACAGCTACAAGTTTACCTGCAATAAAATCTGCATATACACAACATAAAGATTTAACATTAAAAAAAGGTGTAACAACAGAATTATATAATAATGAAACTTATAGAACTTTAGTAGATGAAACTAAAACTTATGCTAATGCTAAATATATAGAGTTTCAATTATATAACGGCGCAAAATTAATTACACCAGATGGTGATACAGAAATAAATTATAAAGAAGCATACGAAAGAGCAAGAGATAAAAATTTTTCTATAACAGATATTGATGGTAATGTTTTAACACCAGATGATGACAAACGAAAAGAAATAATAAAAGCATTAAAAACATTATCAGATGACCAAGATAAAATTATTAAATCACAAAAAGAAGAAAAAGATAAAGTAAAAAAAGAAGAATTTACTGATGTTATATTAGGTGTAATGGCAAATGATAAAACAGCATTAAATAAATCAAAAACATTTTATCAAGATTTAGCTAACAGCGATTTACCTACAAATGAAAAATTAACATTAAGAAATGCATATGAAACTTCTTTAAGAAATTTATCTTCTGGTACTAATTCATATGATAGTCCACAAGGTGTTGCCGCAAAATCTGTAATGACAACATTAGTTTATAGTGGTGTTATAGATACTAAACAAGAAGAAAGCATAATTTTAAAAATGATGGGTGATGGTTTACTAAAACCAGAATACGCAACAAAATTAATTACAGATGCTAGATCAATGGCAAAAGATAAAAATAGTTACAAAAAAACATTAGTTAAAAATGCAACAAGAATGTTAATGAAAGAAATAGGTGTACCAGATAAAGGGGCTATGTTTCAAAAAATGGAAAACATACCACCAGAACAAGTTATTCCTACAATAGTAGCAATGTTAGGAACTGATAATTTAAGTATAGAAGCATACAATGCTATGAACAATCTTAATGAACTTATAGCACAAGGTGAAAGAGCAGGTTTTAGTTATGAAAATATGTTAGCAAATCCTAGATCTGAAAATTATATACTTAATGATGTTATAACAGTTTACAAACCTAATATAGCTGAAATGAAAATTAATAATCTAAAAACTAAAATAGATATATTAGATAAACAAGTTGGTGGTAAAGAATTTAAAACACATTACATTGTACCGTCTACATATTTTAACAATAAAACGCCAAAAGGCGGTAATGTTGTAGTGCCACCAAGATTGGAAAACGAAGATATACAATCATACATACAAAGATTACAAAAAGAAGGTATTACAAAAGAAAGTAGTCTACCTTCTACTATGACAGATGTATTTTTAAATGATGATGATTTTGGCAATATCTTTATAACGAATGAATAAATATGAAACTAACTGCAACACAATTAAGACAAGCAGGTTTTGATGAAGAAACTATTTTAAGTCTTATAGAAGATCAAAGACCAATATTAAAACAAGCTGGTTTTTCTGATGTAGAAATAAATAAAGAATTTGGTATAGCACAAACTCATAGTAATTCTTTACTAAATGAAGATATGCAAGAACCTGCATATGAAAATCAAAAGTTATTAGGTAGTAAAGATGAAATAGAAAAAAAAACTGATAACGAATTATCACATACAAATACACAAAATAATATAAAAAATAACAAAACTGCACATAGCAAAACATTTGATATGTTGAAAGAGGTAGATCAACAAAACATTGTACAAAAAATAGACGAAGCATATAAATTATTTAAAGATGATGGGGAAGGTCGTGTTGGTTTTATAAATGATTGGATGGAAAACTCTTATCCAAATTTAACTTATGATGCTAAACAATTTTATACAAATAGAGATCTTACTGTAGCAGAAAGCGCAGTAAACGATACACAAGTAAAAGACAGTTATTTAGATAATGAAACAAAAAAATTAATATTAGAAGGTAAAATAGGTTTTGATGCAGAAACCAATAGATACATAACAAACAAAGAACATTTAGATCAAGTAGCAGAAGAATTAAAAAATAAAGATATAGAAGATTTTATTAAGGAAAATACAGACAAAGACGTTAAATATTTACACACACAATTTACTACAGGTAAGCATACTAACAATATGTTAGAACACGTAAAACAATATTTTGGTGTTGATGACATTGCGGCACAAAATTTTAATGAAGCTATTAGTGCATATAGTTGGTTAGAAAGTAATAATAGAAACATTATAGGTTATGATGGTAATGCGGCAGGTGTTTTTCAAATAAGAAAAAGTACTTTACCTGTAGCTGTACAAAGATACATAAATATTATGACACGTAATGATCCTACGTATCAAGTACCTGTTGAATTAGAATTAGCTTTAGAACATAAAGATGTAACAGCATTAGATATTGATTTACAAAGAGCATTAACAATGGCTTATTTACTAGAAATACCTGCTAGTGAAAGATTAAATAGAGTAGGAACTGATGATATAATTAGAGCAGGTCTTAATGGTGATGTTAATGCATGGAAAACTTTATATAGAGAATATCATCATGCATCATATGAAAAAATTAATATGGATAATTATGCTATAAAACCAGAAGGTTTAAAAGGAACTGGTTTAAGAAAATGGAATAGAGATAACCCAGATAAAATAGGTGTTACACAAGAAAAATTTAATGAATTAAAAGAAAAAGAAGGACAAACATTATTAAGAGAGTTACCTGCATTAGATGCACGTATAGAAAAAGCATTTAATGTATGGGGTAAATTATACGAATATGAAACACCGCAAATGGGGTTCTTTTCTTCTGATAGTACAGTTGCAAAAGCAATACGTAAATTACCTTATGGTGGTAAATTTGTTACAGCGTTTGGTGGTGAAAGTAGATATAACGTATTTAGTAATGGATACGCATTATCTGTTAATGGTCTTATAGATAGATACCATCAATTAATTACAGAAGATAAAATACCACCTAAAGAAGCATTGCAAAGAGTATTTATGTATCAAGATCAAACTTTTAGCAAAGAAATTATACAAAGTGCTGTTACTCTTGTTAATGACTTACCTTGGATGGCGGCAGGATGTTTTGCGGCGGCAGGTGCAACTATAGCCGCTACAGGCCCTATGGGTGGTATAGCCGCCCCTGTAGTGTGTGGTGCTGGTGGTTTTGCTATACCAGAATCATTACGTGATAGTTATATGAGAGCCATAGATAGTGGTGAAGTAAACGATTTTAATGAATTTTTAGAACATTTTATGGATATTAAAACTGCTATAACTGCTGGTAAAGGTGCTTTAGTAGGTGGCGCAACATTTGGTGCTGGTGCAAAAGTAAAACAACTTACTGGTAGTACAGCCGCTAGACTAGGTACAGAAGTTGTAACTATGACTACATTAGGTGCGGCCCTAGAAGGTCATGTTCCTACAGCTAGAGATTTTGCACACGCTACTGTTCTTATATTTGGTATACATGGTTCTATTGCTGGATTACGACACATAAAAAATATGTACAGAAAATATAGTGTACATCCAAAAGACATAGTTAGATTAGCAGAAGAAAATGGTGAATTTAGAAAACAAATTATGAATATAGAAGAACCATCTATATTTCAAAATGGATCAAAAACAGTATTACAAGGTCTTGAAAAAGAAACTAATATAAAATTATTACCACCACCTAAATTTAAAAATAATGAAGTAGTTAATATAAGTGTAGAAGGTACACAACAAGGTAAAGTTATAAGTAAAGAAGTTTTTGGTAATGATAATGTATTAATTATACAAAAAGCAAATGGTGAAAAGATACCTGTATTAGAAACAGAAGTAAGAAAGATAGATCCTATACCTGTAGAAGCAAAAGTAAATGGTGATAAAATAGAAATAGCTAACAAACAAGATAATACATTTAAGTCAAAACAAGAAAACGGAGTTTTTAGCAAAGAGATTGTAGAACTTACAAAAGATAAAGATGGTGCATTTGTTATAGATAATAGAGGTACATATAAATCTACACCATTACAAGCTGTTTTAGATACAGGTAAAAGAGTACTTATAGAAAGTACAGATGGCAAAGTATCTACAAATGCAAATTTATTAGTTAAAAATGAATTTTATCCAAAAATATCTAAAATATTAAAAGACAGTAGAATTAAAGATATGGAAGGTAAGTTTAAAACTGCTAACGAACTTATAACAAGAGTATTTAAAGGATTATCTAATAAACATAAAAAAGTAACAATTGTGTTTGCGGCAGATAAAGGAGGTAGATCATACAGTAAAGATGTAGACGTTATGGTCGGTAGAATAGGTAAAGAATACGTAGAATTTAGTAGAAAAGGATATAACGAATTAATTAAATTTAAAGACAAAGATGGTAAAATTAAAAAAGCAGAAATGGTAGGTAATACTGCTGATGCACCTTTAGTATTTATACATCCAGAAACTAAAAATCTTTTAGCATTATTAATGCCTAGAAGAATAGACAATGGCCTAAAAGCACAAGCAGACAGATATTTTAAAGATCATAAAATAAAAGAAGATATGGATGGTATGCATTTTGATAGAGTAAACAATTCTAGATCTGGTGATAACTGGGGTATGCCAAATGAACCATATGGTGAAACAAAAATAAATGTAGGTGAAAATAATGCACCTTGGAAAAGGTTTTACAATTCACCTAGAGGTCTAGATCTTATTGATCTTGTAGAAATGTACAAAGTTTTTGTACAGAAATCACCAGAAATAAATAAATTACAAGAAGGTCTAAATGGTTACTTTCAATTTAAAGGTAAAAAATCACCACGTATTGTAATAAACGAAGCATTACAAAAAAAACCAGAACAATTTACTATGACTATGGCACATGAATTAGGCCATCTTATAGACTATTTACCAGATGCTAGTTTAAAAAGAGGTAACATATTAGGTTCTATTGCATCTCTAAAAGGTTATATGAACAAATGGATAGCTGGTAAGAATGACGGCGCAAAACCATTAGATCCAAAAGAAATAGCAAAGATGAAAGTAGAAGCAGAAAAGATTGCTAAACGTAATGAAAAAAACACAAACAAAGAAATACAAGAAGATTTAAAAGTAACGCCAGAAACTATACTACAAATATTTAAAGATCCTAATGCAAGAGAAAAAATAGATCCTGCATTCTATAATGCATTTATTAAATTAAGTGGCCCATTAAAAAAAGAAGTAGTTAAAGATGCTATGAAAGGCATGATGAACCATCACATGAAAGCTATAGCAGATCAGATTAATGGTAGAAAAGTAGATCCTAAATTATCAGAAGAAGCTAATAGAATATTTAAAGAAATGTTTGAAAAAGAACTAAAAGATAGAGGATTAGTAAATGTTGAAATGATTACTAAAGAATTAAAAAATGTATCTGCAAAATGGAAACCTTTTGATAGAGCCGCAGATCCTAAATATACAAAATATAGAGATGGCCCTAGAGAACTTATGGCAGATTTTATGATGGCATGGTTACTAAAACCAAACTGGGTAAAAAAAGAAGCACCTAAAACATATGAAATGTGGCATTACTATATGGATGCAAAACCAGAAGTAGCTAAAATATGGGAACAATTACAAACAGATTTAGTAGCTGGATCTAATGTAAGAAATGCAAATGTTTATACTAGCATTTTAAATATGTTTAAAAATACAGAAGCTAAAATGCGTGAAAGAATAGAAAAAGATTATTCACCAAGTAGATACGATCAATTATCTTATGAAATGGTAGATCATATGACTTTTATAACTAGAAGATTGGGTGGTGTTAGTGGTGAAAATAGAGCAGGATATAGTTTTCATACAAAAGATTTACAATATTATTTAGAAAACTACAGATACAGACACGCTTTGTTAAAACAATACAAAGACGCTTTAGAAAAAGAAGTTATAAAACCTGCAAAAGATATGGGTTACACGCACCATGATATTGGTGTTACATTGTTATTACGTAATTTAGCAGAAAGTAATCAAAGAAAAGATACAGTAACAGCTTTAGGATTACGTAAATTTGATCCATCACTTGCAGAAAAATTAGGTACTAGAAGTGCAGAACAATTATTTAAAGATTGGGCAACAATGCATCCAGATCTTGTTAGATTTACTGATAACTTTTACGAAGTAAGAAATAGAATGGTTATACCAGTACTAAAAGAAAGCAAAGTTTATGATGCAGAACTTATGAGTAAAATAGAAAACAATAGAGAATATATAACTTACAACGTCAAAGATTATATTTTAAATAGAATGGAAAAGTTTGGTCAAAACAATGTTGTTACATCAGCTATAAAAAGGTCAAAAGGTTCATTAAAAGACATACAAAATCCATTACTTGCTACAATGGAAAAAGATATGATTTTAATGACAGAAGCAAAAAGACATAAATTAATGGCTCTTACTGTTAAATGGTTAAAAGATAATAAATCTTGGTTAGAACAATATGATTTTACAGTACGAGGTAAAGCTAAAAAAAGAGATATATCAAAAGTTGGTAAAGAAAGAATAATAGAAAAACCTAAATATGTAGGCCCTAATAGATTATCTACACCAGAAAAAGGATTATCACCTTTTCATTATATGCAAGAAGGTAAACTAAAAACATATTACGTAAATAGTTTTGTAGCTAGAGGATTTAGCGCAAATCCTTTAACACAATGGTATTCATTAAGACTTGTAAGTGCGGCGGCTGATGTATTTAGAAAAGCATTTACAGAATATAATCCTGCCTTTTGGCCTATAAATTTATTTAGAGATCTTAATAGAGCAATAAAAATGTTACCTAACGCTAGATATTTTGATTTAATAGGTGCAGGTAAAGATAGCTATGTTAAATTTTTATTTAAAGCAATAAAACCTGCATACAAATCTATTTTTAGAGATGGTACAGAATTAACAAGATGGATGGAAAGAGAAGGTTTTTTAATATCTATGGTAGAAGGATATAGAGGACAGGCAGGAAGTAAAGCGTTACGTAAAGGTATAGACAATGATACGTTTATGTTAGAAAAATTATTAGACAAAGAAGTAAAAAAACATGGAACTTTAGGTAAATTGTACGATAGAACATTTGGTGAACTTTTTAATAAATTAGGTAACTTTGCACGTATGTTTGAAAGAACACCTAAAATTGCTGGTACAATGTTTTTAAAAGATCAAATAGCACGTGGTAAAATAAAAATGACAGATAAAGATATGATGTTATTTATACAAACATATGTAGGATCACCTAACTTTTTACGTCAAGGTGGTTTTCATGCTATTACAAACAATTTAATATTATACTCAAATGCATTTAAAGAAGGTTGGCGTGGTGATTATGCTAGATTTAGAGAAGCACCAGCAAGTGTAGGAAGTAAATTTATTGCATACAATGTTATGCCAAAAGTTTTACAAAAAGGTATAGAGTTAGGTTTGTTTGGTACTGCATTAGGTGTAGCCGCTAAATACGGTATAGATGAATGGGATAGAGTAAATTATATACCAGTAATTTTAGGACAAACAAAAGATGGTAGAGTTGTATATTTTAGAATACCACAAGATGAAAGTAGTAGAATTATAAACGGTGTTTTGTATAAAATTATGGAAACAGCAACAGGTGAAGATGATACTATATTAAATACACCTTTAGATCTTATGGGTTATGTAGGATCTTCTGGTGTACCTTCACCAAATCCAATTATAAATTTATTAGGTGATTTAATTGGCTGGATGAATGGTATTACTCCGTGGGATGATTGGCGTGGAACAACAGCAATAGATAAAGATTTAGACAAAAGTGATTTATTTAAGAAACAAGTAGAAATAGTAAAATGGTTTTTTAACACATATTCTGGGCAAGGATTTTATAAATTTAGATCAGATGATTTAGGTGAAATACAAGGTGAATTAGAAAATATACTAGAATTACCAATAATAGGTAGACCAATATCAAGGTTTTTAAAAATAGGTAATGATCCTTTAGTTGGTTATATGAGAGATGGGCCAGACGGTATTGAAGAATATGATAAACAACAAGCAAATCAAAAGGTTTTATTAAAAATGGCCATAAAAAACATGATTAATAAACCACAAAATTTAGACGAAAAACAAATAGAAATGTTAGGTGCAGACTTGTCTTGGTTAGATAATAAGCTAGTATTAGATCAATTAGGTAGACGAGCAGGTGTTAATGAAAGTATACTTGATATAATTACAGAAAAGGATAATACTAGAAAATTCTTAATGATACGTAAATTAGTAATGGGATTAAAGGAATTACAAGACGAATATCCTATAGAAAAAAAGAAAGAATAGTGGTAAAATAAACTATGACCATATCTACGACTAATATTAAAAACAGTTATGCTGGTAACAGTAATACATCTGTATTCCAGTATACATTTAAAATATTAGCTAATACAGAATTACAAGTAATTATTAGAGCATCTTCTGGTACAGAAACAGTAAAGACTTTAACAACACATTATACAGTTAGTGGGGTTGGTAATGCTTCTGGTGGTAATGTAACATTTACTTCTGGTAATATACCTGCAACTGGTGAAACTGTTGTTATACGTAGAGTTACAGCACAAACACAAAATTTAGATTTAGTAGAAAACGATCCTTTTAGTGCAGAAACAGTAGAAAGTGCATTTGACAAACTAACATCTATAAATCAAGAATTACAAGAACAATTAGATAGATCTATTAAAGTATCTAGAACAGCAACAATTACAACACCAGAAATAACAGATGATGCAACATCAAGAGCAGGTAAATTATTAGGTTTTGATAGTACAGGTAATGTTTTAGACGCAACTATTGACGGTACAGGTATTGCTATAAGTGCTACAAATGCCGCTAACAGCGCAACAGCATCAGCAAACAGCGCAACTGCGGCGGCTAATAGTGCAACAGCCGCAGAAAATGCAAAGAATGCGGCAGAAGCGGCGTTAGACACTTTTGATGATGATTTTTTAGGTGCTAAATCTAGTGATCCAACACTAGACAATGATGGTAATGCCTTAACAGACGGCGCATTGTATTTTGATACTACCAACAATGTAATGAAAGTTTATGATCTTGGTAATACTCAATGGTTACAACTAACACCAACATCTTCACAACAAACAAATATTAATGCGGCTGTATCTAATGCAACAAACATAAATAATGTTGCTGGTCAAATATCACCAACAAATAATATTGGAACACTTGCAGGATTAAATACTGAAATATCTGGCCTTTATGCAATAAGAACAGATATATCTGGCGTTAATGCAATAGCATCAAATGTTACTGATGTTAAAAATAATGAAACTAATATTAATGCTGTTAAGTCAAATGAAACAAATATTAACACACTTGCTGGTATTACTAATTTAGGAAATTTAGCAAATGCCCATGCGGCTGTAACAAACGTAAATAATAATTTATCAGCAGTACAAAACTTTGCTGATGTATATAGAATATCATCTTCTGCGCCATCAACAAGTTTAAATGTTGGTGATCTTTATTTTGATACAACTGCTAATGAATTAAAAGTTTATAAATCTAGTGGATGGGCGGCGGCTGGATCTACAGTAAACGGTACATCTGCTAGGTTTACATATACAATTTCATCATCAACTACAACAATAACAGGGGCAGACGATAACGGTTCTACTTTGGCATATGATGCTGGATTTATAGACGTGTACTTGAACGGGGTTCGTATGGTAAATGGATCAGACGTAACAGTAACGTCTGGTACAAGTGTAGTTTTTGCTAGTGCTATTGGTACATCTGGTACAGATACAGTAGATATAATAGCATTTGGTACTTTCCAATTAGCAAATATATCAATAAATGATTTAACAGATACACCTGCGGCAGTAGGAAGTGCAGGACAAGCATTGGTTGTTAATAATGCTGGTAACGCATTAACATACGCAAATGCATCAAGTGCAGAAGTATATGGATTTAATTTATCTTTTGTAGCATCTACAGTTAATTATACAGTTTCAGTTGCATCTTATGGTGGAGGTAACAAATTTCATATTTTAGGAATACCACAAAAAACATTAGAATTATTAGAAGGTAATACTTATGTATTTTCATATCCTGCGGCACATCCTTTTGCATTAAGTACTACAGCAGACGGTTCTCATGGTGGAGGAAGTGAGTATACAACTGGCGTAACGAGAGATAGTTCAGCTAATACCTTGACTTATGTAGTGCCTACTGGTGCGCCTCAACTGTATTATTATTGTACAAATCATAGCGGTATGGGCGGTACAGCTAATACACCAGTACCATTTAACAATAATGTACAGGTTACAACAACAAATCAAGGTCAAGACAATATAAGTGCCGCTACTTATGCTGGTTTTGATGACGTTATATTTGCGGCAAGTGGCTTTACTTTTAGCTTATCTAATGGTGAATTAATTGCTACAATATAATTGAAAATATGATAAAATAAATATATAAGGATAACATATGGCAACAATAAATATTGGATCACTTACATTTACGCATAAAGGCGATTATGCTTCTGGCACGGCCTACGTTAAAAATGACGTAGTTTATTATTCAACAAACGGTAACGCTTACATTGCAAAAACTTCAACTACTGGTAATGCACCAACAAGCACATCACATTGGGATTTATTTGCGGCTGGTTCTGGTGGTATATGGAATGCAGGTTTATCTTTAGGTTCGGCTGGACAAGCAGTAAAAGTTAATTCTGCTGGAAATGCTTTAGAGTTTGGAACAATATCAACTAAAGTTAAAGGAATGAAATCACTTTTTTATAGTGGAAATACTACTGTTTCTTCAGATGGTTCTGGCGACACTAGAGATCACGCAAATATTATGGGTGGTACTTTAACCTACACACCACAATCAACATCTTCAAAAATATTTACTACATTAACAAGTGGTATTGGTGGTTTTGCAGATAAAAATGTTGGTGGTTTTGGATTATCTTTATCAATATCACAATCTGGGGGAATAAATTTTTCTAATGCTCACGCCAGTCAATATGGTTTTTACGATTTAGGTAATACTGCTATGAGTTATGGTGATGCTAGTTGCATTTCAAGAATGGACAGTAATTCATCAACTAACCAAATAACAGTTACAGGACAAGGTTATTGGTATGATGAAACACCAAATGGTTCAGTACAATTTAGAAGTCCTTGTTTAACAGTTTTTGAATTTGAGGAGTAATAAATATGAGAAAAGATAAATCAGAATATTATTTACAAGCAGTAAAAGAATTAACTGGTGAACCAGTAAAATCTCTTTCAACTGATGCAAATAATGAAATTACATCTATTGTTTTCAGAAATGAGAATGTTACTGAACCAAGTCATTCTGACATAAAAGCTAAAGCACAAGAAATGGCAGAAGCTAATTATTATGCTGATGACAGGGTAAAAGAATATCCACCATTAAGAGAACAATTAGATGACATCTATCATAATGGTATTGATGGTTGGAAAGCTACAATAAAAGCAGTTAAAGATAAATTTCCAAAGGAGGAATAGACCTCCATGACTAAAGCAAGAGATATTGCCGATTTCAAATTTGAGAACATAGTAGATACTGGTACAGAAGGTACTAAAGTAGCAACTGGTACGACTGGACAACGAGGTTCTACACAAGGACAACTTAGATTTAATACTACAACTGGATTAGCAGAATATTATACTGGTACACAATTTAAAAGTATTGACGCACCACCTGCTGTAACTTCTATTTCACCAGCTAATATTGAAAGTTCTGATTTACCAACAAACCTTACAATAACTGGTTCTGGTTTTGGTAATGCAGTTGGAGTTACATTTATTGATACTAATGCTAATGAAATAGCATCACCTTCTACAACAGCAAATAGTGCAACGCAAGTAACAGCACAAGTGCCAAACACAATTTTAAGTGCTAATGAACCTTTTAGTATTAGAGTTACAAACACAAATTCTAATTTAGCAGGAACATTATCTGATGCATTAAATATTGACGCCGCACCAGTTTTTACTGTAGCGGCAGGTTCTTTAGGTACTTTAGCAGATAGCAATAGATCTTCAGCAGGATTAACAGCAGTTACAGCGAGTGATGATGAAGGAGATACAGTTACATTTTCTATAACATCTGGTTCAATACCAGCAGGATTAACTTTTAATTCTAATGGTACTTGGTCTGGAACGGCAAATGCTGTTGGTTCAGCAACAACATCAACATTTACAGTTACAGCTACAGACGGAACAAACACATCAACAAGACAATATACAATTTTAGTACAACCACCTTTAATATCTGGTGAAGATAGTACTGACACTTCAGTAAGTGGTTACATAATTTATGCTTTTACTACAATAGACCAAGATATAACTATGACAGTTACAGCAAACACAACTGCTGACATATTACTTGTTGGTGGTGGTGGTTCTGGTGGCGATAGTTACGGTGATAATGATACTGGTGCAGGTGGTGGAGGTGCAGGACAAGTTTTATTTAAAACTGGACACTCATTGACAGCAGGTTCATACACTTTACGAGTAGGTGATGGTGGTGATGGTAAATTAGCAGGTAATGGACAATTAACTACAAGAGCAGGTGAAAACACAACTGGCTTTAGTGTAACAGCTAACGGTGGTGGTGGCGGTGGTGCTAATGACGGCGGCGATCAAGCTATGGAAGGTGGTTCAGCAGGTGGACAAGGTGCAAGAGATGGTAACTCTACTAACAGAAGGTCATCAAATAAAACTACACCTTCTGGTTGGACATCTTATGGAAGTTCTGGTGGTATTTCTGGTTCTGGTAATCGTTCTGGAGGCGGTGGCGGTGGCGCAGGTGGTCAAGGTGGCGACCAGTCTGGTGGCACTAATGACGCAAACAGTATCGGTGGTGCAGGTGGTGCAGGAGTAGATATGTCATCAACATTTGGTACAGCTTTTGGTGAAAGTGGTTGGTTTGCAGGTGGTGGCGGTGGTGCTTCATATCGTGGCCCAAACAATTCAACTCCTAGAACAGACGCCGCACAAGGTGGACAAGGCGGCGGTGGAAATGGAAACTGGTCTAACGATTACAATACAGGTGGAAATTCTGGTAACTACCAACATGGTTATTCAACAGCAATTAATGGTACTGACGGCACAGGTGGTGGCGGCGGTGGTGGTGCTGAAGATAGTCAACAAGTATCTGGTAGAGGTTCTGCTTCTGGTTTTGGTGGTTCAGGAATAATTTTAGTTAGGGTAGCGGCTTAAAAAGATTTAAAATAAAGGAGTAATATGCCACACGGAAAAACACATAACAAAGGGGATCTTAATAAAGACGGTAAAATGTCTAGTTACGAAACTAGAAGAAGTAACGCTATTAAGAATGCTATGGCTAAATCTAAAAAGAAAAAGTCATTTCCTAAATTTGGTACTAAAAAATCTAGTTACGCTTAAACTAATTTACCAATCCAATTACCTTTATTATTAAGAACCATTGGAAGTAATTTAGGATAACCGTCAACTATCATTGCAGATCCTAATATAAATCTAGTTTTAAAATTTTTAGCGTATGCAAAACTTTGTGATTTCTGATTTATTAAACATCCTACATTCATAGCAAAGAAAAGATTATCTGGATTGGCCCACCAAGATACAAGAAACTTTGTATGATAATGGCCTTGTACTGCTGACATACCCATAGTTTGTGATACCTTTAATACATCCGCAGATCTACCATGTGTAAAAAAACATCTTTGTCCATTTGACATAGTAAGAGTAAGATCATCTACCCATTTCCATTTCTTTGTACCTAGAAACTCACCATAATCTTTTAGGAATTGTTTTGACATACCAAACTTTAATGCACGTCTATATACTAAACTACTATGATTACTCTCTACCTCTACCATTTGAGGAAATATATCTTCTAATTGTTTAATGTATTCTTTTGATTTATCTAATTCGTGTCCAGCAGAATATAAGTCTGGATCGTGAGAGTGCATAGATATAGCATGGAAGTCAAGTAGATCACCAATATTAACCACGAAGTCTGGCTTATATTCTTTCTTAATCTCACGTAAAAATCCGAAACTATCTTTGTGATGGTAAGGTATATGTAGATCACTAATAACCAGTATGCGTTTGTTCATAGTTTATAGCAGGTGAACCGTCTATCCACTCCTCTAGATGTTTAAGTTTCTCATTAGGATCTACAAAAGTTACAACACCGTCTTTGATAACAACATCTTTGACAACAGGTGTTTCACTTTTGTTCTCATAATTAGTTATTATATCTTCTATAATTAACACACTACAATGTATACTAGAAAAAGCTATGCTTTGCAACTTCGCATAATAGATGACAATTCCTTTGCACGTGAAGGAGTTTGTTTTGCCCATCTACTATCCATCATCTGAAATGATGCTTCACCATAATCTTTGTTTTTTAGTGCGGCCCACATCTTTTTAAATTTGCCTACACCACCAATACCTAACTGAAACACCATCTCAATTAGGACACATTTCGCTTCATGGTCTATCTCATATACTTCATAATTATTCATTAATGTTTCTGCACCATGTCCAGCTATAATAAAATCTTGGTCAAATACCTTGCTTAATTCTTCTTCTGTATATTCTACACCTTCTTCATATGTATCTGCTTTTGTTACCAGATGGCCATATCCGATTGTGGCAAAACCAAGACTATCTTTGTATATCTTGTTTACAAAACCTTCATGCTTTTTTATACGTTCTTTTAAATTATTATAATCCATTATGCTTTATTCCTATTGGCAAAATTAGTTGCCGCTTGTGCTGACGAAAACCCCCATTTTTTTAACGCTAACGCTTTTCTGGTAGGTCTACCCTTATCATCCTTCATTGGGCCTTTCATGCCCC